ACGGAAGCAGAAGCGGACCTGTTGCGTCGCATGGGCCTCCCAGTTCCAGAACAGCAACTTGCACCAACTGGAACCGTTGACGATTTGATTCAGCAAGCGGTTGCGGATGCTTACGCTCAGTACGGTGGCACTGGCTATGGACGATACGGTGAGGTCGGTGCTGAAGTAGGCGCTGACACTTCTCGCCCGGGCATGATGCTTCGTGGACCGGCAAAAGGACTTACGTTTCCTGAGGAAATTCGTCTACCAGGTGGATACAAAGCAATCCCTTTACGCCCTTCTGCTGTCCTTGAGTCAACCAAAACTGGACAAAAAATTGTTGCATCGCGACCAGTTCGCGCTGCGTCCAAAGCTACGAAAGCTGCAGCAAAAACAAAGGCTGGACGTCTTGTTACTGGTTTCTTTGATAAAACAACGGATGCAATCGGTTGGACGACGAGAAAAGGTTCCGAACTGGTTGGTGCAGTTCCAACCACAACTCGCCGCGTTGCCCAATCAATTGAAGATGCCCAGCGTTTTGAGTTCATGTGGGACGGATTGCGTCAGGGTTTGACCCCGGAGGAAGCCGTTGCACGAGTCAAGTACTACCTGTTTGACTACCAGGACTACACGAAACTTGACCAAATTGGTCGGCGTTTGTTCCCGTTCTGGATGTGGATGAGCCGCAACACTCCATTGCAATTGACGCTTAGTGCGTACAACCCGCGTGCGTATGCGTTCCCAGAAAAGCTGCGCCGCGCAACTGAAGAGCGAGAAGCACAACAGTTTGGTTCGGAGAACTACTTCCCGTTGCCGTCGTACATGATTGACCGTGGTGCGTACGTAACGAAAGAGATGGAAGGATTCGGAGCTCCGTTCTCCCGTATGGTTATTGACCCAGGTTTGCCAATCGTTGGTTACGGCGAAAAGAATTTCTTTACTGAGTTCCTCAGCAACTACGAAGGTGGTTTGATTGGACCGCTGACCCCTGCGGTTCGCTTGCCGCTTGAGTTGTACGCCAACCGAATCGCCGCTTTCCGCGACCCAATCGTTTACCCGAATGACGTTGACCCGACATCAAAGCGCATTGAGTACGTGTTCCGTCAAAGCTTCGGCATGCCAATTTCGCTGTTTTCTCGTTACATTGCTTCAATTCCGCAGGCACGCCGAGAAGAAGTAATCCAGAAAGCATTTGAATTGCGGTACGACGAGAACCAGCCAGGCGACCAGGCCCTCGGTGCTGCGTTCCGAATCCTTGGTTTGCCATTCCAGCCGATGCCGCGAGAATCCGTCAAGGCTGCCATCATCAAGAACAATACTCAAGAATTGCAAAACTACGTCAAGGACGTTGAAAAGGGACGGCTACGAGAAGAAGAACGGCAGCTTGAGCAACAGATGGAAAACCCAGTGGAACCAACAACACCAACCGAAGGAAACTGGTGGGACAAGTACGTAGGGGAATAGACATGAATCAACTAAAAAGCATCCTGCTTCGTATCGCCGCCACGTTCGCCGCGTCAGGTCTAGGAACAATCGGTGCCGGAACAATCGCCGGCGTTGACATTTGGAAAGCCGTATTCATGGCCGGCATTGGTGGCGTAGCCGTGGTGATTGAAGGTCTTGCTCGCGCTTATCTTGATGACGGAAAGCTTTCGGCTGACGAAATCAACCGAGTCTTTGACAAAGTAGACCGCGCAAAGTCCTAGTTTTCGTCAACCCCGTAGTAACGCTCGCGCCAGTTCGGCGTCTCGTTATCAAGGTGGTTCTCCAAGAAATTCACTAGATGCCACAAGAAGTCTTCTATGTAGGCGACAGACTCGTAGGCATCAAGAACGTCTATTTCGTCTCGCGTGATGTGCCAGTGATGGATGAAGTCCATTGATTGGTTGTTGCTCATGGTCAGGTTGATTATCAACCCGTTGTCGTCGTCCCACAGGATTCGGTCCGTCGCCGAGAGAATCTCATTCAGCTCCGAGCGGCTGAATATCTTGTGCATCCAAGGACGGTCATCCTCCATAATCCCTCAAAAAAGTTCTGAATCTTTCGTCAATCAACAGTAGCTCCTTGAGATTGGCGTAAGCGATTTGTTTCAATCTCCAAGCGTGCGGCCCGGAACAACCTAAACGATAGCCCAGGTCCTCGTATGAAATTCTTTCGTAAGCGATGGCTTCAACTATATATCTGTCCTGCTCAAGGAGCATTTCCACGCAGTCTCTAACAATGTCTTCAATTTCGTTTACTACTTGTTTTGATTCGGCTGGCTCGTATCCCGGTGGCGCTTCCATGAGCGCTTGCCAGTCCGTTTCCGGTCTTCGCTGAGGTATGTGTTTTAGAAGCTCGTCAACATCAAGAGGGAATTCTCGGCTGTCCGAGTAACTCATCGCCAACGTGATGTTCCATTGCATTTGTAAAAACTAACCATTCGCACGCTCCTACTGGCGTAACGAACTAATAGTACATTAGTTATAGGCTAATTTGGCGCAACTATCTTTTATACGCTTTTAGATTTAGTACCTGTCCGTCATCGTGGTACGCGACACCGTTCAGTCCGTCCATCAGGCTCTTCACGTAATTGTCAACGTCACCACGAAGAGATGATTCGTCGTCGCATTCCGTCACGGTTACTGCGATGTGCGACTTGTAAAAAGTTGCAGTGACAGTGACTGGTCCTTCAAACAAAGGACCGCCGGCGGTTACCCACGTTTCCTTGACGAGATTCTCGTATTCCCTCGTGGCTTTGTCCGTGTACATGCCATACTTCCCCGCCCTCGGGCGACCTTTTGCCTTCGGGCGAAAGGGAAGCTTGACAGTGAATTGCTTGCGCGCCAATTAGAAAGGAATTTCGTGCGTCGTCAGTTCTTCGCCCTTGGGGGCCCAGAAAGGAGTCTTGTTGTCGTCGGTGCCAACGAAATGCGGGCGCTTCGGGTTCTCCTTGCGTGCCTCGCGGTTGTCCCAAACCTCGCTGATTCCGGCCTTCTTGGCGGCGCGATGAATCCATGCGGGAACCGGGCCGTGCTGTTTGCCTTTGATTGTCACCTGGAAGTTGTCGTCGGTGGAGATTGGGCGAGCATTGCGCTTGGCTTCGTCCATGCGTACCAGCATCTCGTCGCGTGACGGAACCATCGGGCTCGGCTCACGGAACGACGGGCGACCAACCTTGTCGGTGACCAACGCCAGCACCTTGTCAAACGCCTCGGAGTAGTCCTTGAGGCGGTCCTCCAAGCACTCGTGCTTTGCCGTCGCCACCAGTTCGCTTGCGATTTTGGCGCAAGTCTGGACGATGATTGCCTGATTCACTTCATTTGCCATGATGTTTTCTTTCTTCCCACGGTCTCTTTTCCCGTGAAGACTTTTACTTGACCGCCCAGCAACGAAGGTCGCTGTTTGCGTACGATGTGTTAAATTTACTGAAATTAGCCTTGAGCGTCTGTTTCAGGTTCCATTCCCCGATGTTGTCGTAATATTCCCAGTCGCGTATCGGATTCTCGTCAATTGCCGAGTGGGGACGCCGGCCTTCACCGGCCATCGTTGCTATGAAAATCCCTCCAACACGCAGGTTCTGCGCCGAATTGGCGATGATTTTTTTCCAGTCTGGAGTGTGCTCAAAGACCTCACAGCAAATGATTACGTCAAATGACTCGGGCATCAAGAATCCAGCCGCGTCCATCACTTGGTCAACGCCTGGACCTTCTTGCATATCTATGCCGTAGTAGGTCTTGGAGAACGGCTCAATGATTGGCCTAGGGCTTCCGTTGATGTTGAGCGAGCCAATCTCCAGTACATCAAGGCTCTTGCCTTCCTGTCGCCAGTCATGGAACGAACCATGAACCCAGTCAAGTGCTTCTTTATGCATGTGCAGACCACTTCCGTTCGTAGATTTCACGGTCTCGTTCAACAACCTCCGCAAACGCCTTCGGCGGCGACGATTCAATCGTTTTTGAGTGGCTATGGACAATCCTTGTGCCCGCGACCAAGACAGTATCTCGCCCCATTGCATTAACCGACCTCACCACGTCGTCGTCCCCGTACCACCACTTCATCCTTTCATCAAAGCGATACTTCTTCGCTATGTCTGATGCCAATACGAAACAGAATCCACCGATTCCGCCCGTGCCGTCGTAGCGCCCGCGACAGGTGGTCGCAGACGCCTGGTCCGTTTCAAGACCTCCGTCCCAATACACGGGAGACACGAGACCGTAGTTATGGTTCGCATCCAAGGCTTCGCACAACTTGTCCATCGTGCCCGGCTCAATCTCCACGTCGTCGTTGATGAACGCCACGTGGTTGCCCTTGAGCAACGACAGCCCCTGATTCCACATCACATGAATCCCTGAATTGGAGGGAACAGAAACAAAGGAAACGGAGGGAGGCAAAGCATCCTTCATTGCCCTGCCTTCCTCCCCGTCCCCAACCACCAGAATCGTTCCAACCTTGGATTCGCGCAAAAGTTGAGCGACCAGCTTCTGCAACCCAGAGTTGTTCGTTTTGGTGGGAATTACGACATCAATCTTGCTGATGGCGTTCTTGTAATAGAACAGATTCTTCTTCAGCCTCGCGTCGTTCGGCGCATGGCTCAAGGCTTCAATGCCGTGCTGAATCGCTTCCTCATAAAAACCGAGACGGAAAGAAGCCAACGCGGCCAAATCGTGCGGTGCGTATCCCCATGAATGCGCTTCGGTGAGGTACAAATCGCCACGATTGGACACCTGCAGGGCGTTCTTGGCCGCCCAGTAACAGTCAAGCCACAGTCCACGGTCGTGTGCCCACTGAGCCATCTCAAGCCAGCACTCGCGTCCGGTCGGATACTCGCCGATTGCCTTCAGTAGCCACTCGCGCTTCTCGTGTTCGGGCACTTGTCGTGCGATGTAGCGACACGCATAGCCGCGCTCGGGCTTCCACCACGCCGTCTCCAGGCTCAGGTGGTGCTTGAGCATCTCAATGGACTTGTCCGCCATGCCCCGATACATGAACTCGCGCCCCAAGTAATAGGTATTGCGGGCGTTCGTCGGGTCTTCCTCAACATCAAGAATCAGAAGGTCAAGATAACCACCACGAGACTTCGTGTTGTCGGCGAAGTGATAGACGCGCAAACCCTCGCAAAAACCCTGCAGTTCCTGATTGCCAGGCTCGGTGATGTTCACCTCGTGGCATGCGCCCTTCCAGCGGTGGGTAAAACGCCGCGTGCACTTGTCGCCCTGATACGTAAGACCGGGCTTTCCGTTGCGTATGGTGCCTGCGATGTCAACTTTTCCGTTGTCATCCGTGACGTAAGACTCCCAGTTCCACGTATAGATGTAGCGAGGGCGGTTGACCGAGCCGTCGTTGGGCATCTTCTCCAATGCCTGACGCCAACCTTCGCCGAACACCTCGTCAACGTCAAGATTAAAAATCCAATCAACGTCGTCGGGAATCAGGTCCAGTAGATGATTGCGAGCGACATCAAAACGCCAAGGGTCAATCTTTGCATGAAGGACAGTGACTCCGCAGGACTCGGCGATAGCGACAGATGAATCCGTTGAGCCAGTATCCAACAAAATGCGATAATCAGCGTCCCGACAACTCTCAGCCCATCTTGCGACATGTTTCTCCTCGTTCTTCATTATTGAAACGACAGCAACCTTCATTCGCTCTTCTTTCTCGGCTCGTACGGTCCCCTCAATTTAGCATTCGGGTTCCTTTGCGCATACAGCTCTCGGCGGCGCGCATTCTTCCTGTCCCTGTAATCGTCGGATTGGCGTCTCTCTTTGTCAACGGTGCGGTAATAACTCTTGCCCCGCTTTGAGTGACAGGTTTTGCAATACCTGGATACCCACTGCGCTCCGTCCTTTGCATGGTGCGACGGCGGCTTCAAGTAGCCAGTGTTCTCCGGCGTCCACTCGTGGCCGTAGTTACAGGTCTTGCGTTTCAGTAAATGGTGGCGACCCTTGGCCGTCTTGTCCCGCTGATTCAGCAGCGTCGTGCCCAGTATCAAATGGCCGGGATTCACGCACGATGGATTGTCACAAGAATGCATGACCTCAACCCGCGAGCCATCAATCTTTTTCGGCAGTTCGTTCACGTCGTGCTCCAGCATGTAGGAGATGCGGTGAGCGCCCTCCAACTTCGTGCCCCACCACAACTTGCCGTAGCCCTTGTGGCTACACGATGCGGTCCACAACCAGCATTCCTTGGCTTTGCCTTTGTCCACTTTTGACCAGAAACGGTCGGGATTCTTGCTGTAGGTCTTCACCACAGACCTCGCTTGCTGGCGTCGTCGTCCCAAGGCGTGTACTGAGCGTGCGCGCCCATTTGTCGGTTAAATTCAACTAGAGCATCCTGAATGCCTTTCTCAACGGCAAGCCCGATTTCCTCCAGGTACTTCTCCTTGGCCTTCTCGCGGCGGCGGCGTTCCATCAAATCCATCAATGGCTCAATGGCCACGACGAACAAGAGATAACCCAAAGACGCTCCAATGATGATGGAGGCAATCAACTCGCCCCATGTCAACGATGGCGTTGAATTCAGCCAGTTCATGACAGCACCGGACCCATCGGACCGCGAGGACCGTAGTACTTGTCGTGCTGGGCCTGACTCCAGGCTTCTTCCTCGTCGGCAAGGCGCGCCAGTTCTTCCTCCACGATGTCTACGACATGCTGGATGAACTCACGGTTTACATTCAACCCAAGGGACTCCAGCACAAACCGTAATGCCGTGATTCCCTGCCATTCTTGCTCAGCCATTTCATTCTCCTGTTGTTACGGACATTTTGGTGTCGTCCGATTGATACTCAGTGTAGCACACATGATTCGTGTCGTAGTGCACCTATTACAAACGATGAGTAGCACGATTCAGAAGGGATGGACACACAAAGTTGACTAACTTGGTCAACAATCGCCAATGAGGGTAGAACGAAAGACGACTAAAAAGGTCGGGAATACTGCAACACAAGGAAAAAGGTGACAAAAACAGTCAACAATCGGCAACAAGGAAATAGAAGGCGAAAAAATGCACAATCGTAGGAGCAAGTTCCCCGCCCCGTTTGCTTCTGTTTATTCTCTGCTTGCTGTTGTTAGCACCGTTCATCGCCGCATTCATGTGCGGTTGTGTCCACGTATCGTCGTCTGTGCGTAATTACATCCACGCATTCACGCATGAATCAAGCCGTAAATGGAGGAATCCCCAGCCCGAGAAATGGCGTAACTCGGAACTGGGGACCCTCGCGGACAGGATAGTAGTTGTCCGCATGAGCGACGTAATGAATTCACTGACCGTCGCATCGCTCGCCAATGCCTGGTAGACGAACGTGAACTAATCGTATCACCGACCGTGGTTGATGTAGTGCATGTCGTCTAGTTGTAGTTGTCTCTTGACGTTGTCGCATGTACGTACGCATGCAGGTAGTCGTATACGCATACCCGTACCCCCCACCCCCGGGGGGACCCCCCATACCCCACCCCCCCAGGCAGTGCAAATCCTATATAAAACCATGCGTGGCGAATTCACTTCACTTTTTTCGCTGTGTGTTATTTGTTTCATCCCCGTATTTCTTTTTCGCCTAACATTGAATGATGTCGTACGAGTGGATGGACCGAGCCGCGTGTAAGGGTTTGACGCACAAGATGTTTCCGGCGTTTCATAACGACAAGAACTACGTAAAGGAAGCCAGGGAGATTTGCCGTGGTTGTCCCGTACGCGAGCAGTGTTTGGACTACGCCCTGGAGTTTTCCGCCGCTGAGATGCACGGTGTGTGGGCCGGCATGACCGGCAACCAGTTGGCTCGTGAGCAACGTAAACGCGGCATCACGGAGTTTCGTCCCACGACTCTTTCCATCTTGGGGCTCGGGCGTCGTTGATTGGGGGGCTCATGAGCGCCCCCCGCTCGCTTCGCTCGCCCCCCCGCTCTAGGTCGTTTGGCGGGCTTTATCGTGCTCCAGTCTCGTTGTTCCCCGCCAAGCCGACCGAGGTGTTTTATTTCGGACCAACCAGAAAGAAGAACAAAGAAGGGCAAGAAAAAGAAGAAAGATGTGCCCTCCCCGTACTCACTACAAACAACGAAAAAGAACCCCCCCGCCGCACATCAACTCGTAAAAGTTGGGGGAAGTGGTCGGCTCACTCGCCTGGTTAGGTCTCGCAACAGGACTTGGAATTCTTTCTTCTCAAAACAACAAAGCGGAAAGCCCGACGCCTACGACGGCACTCATCTCCGTTTATTCTGACTGGAAGCCACGGTTTCCCGATTTCCAGCGCTTTTGGCGGAAAGGGATTCTCACCCTGCCCCCATCTATCACGCCGTGGGTTAACGGTTGTCTTTGTCGGCGACAACTACCATTCTGATTGTTGTTCCTAATCTATAGGGACTTCGTTACATCCTTTTTCCAGTGGACTTCGGCGTACGCAGAAATGATTTCCTTGGCGTCGCTGAGCGTCAGGTCGGTGGGGATGAGCTCAACCATCTTGTACTTGTAGATGGTGAGAATTTGCTTGTCCGTCGCCGGCTTGGGTAGCCGCGTGGCCTCACCGCTGAATTCGTAACGACTCATTCGGTCGCGGCGGTTGGCCTTTTCCCAGTTCATTCGTGCCATTTTTTTTCCTTCTGTGAAGTTGGTATGAGTGTAGCACACGACCTACCGGTTGTGGCGACGCTCCTCAATTTTTCTTACGGCTTCTTCTTGCTCGGCTTTTCTTTTCAGCCACGCCTCGTTGGCTGTGGATTTCCTGTGGAAAACACTCTGGCCGTCGCCGGAGAGCCGGAACTGAGTCTTGGACTTTTTTTCTTTCTTGATTTGCAGTTCGGCCAGTTTGGCAGTCAAGAAATGAGACATCCGCTTGGCGTTGCGGCGGCGTCTACTTGGACTCACGTCGGCTCCTGACTAGATTTAAATGAGCCGGATTTACGCACTGGCTTTCCCCACAGGTGTGGACAACGCGCTCGTCTGCCCTCGGCCACCTACCGTGGGCGGCAAACCACGAATAGTGGTGGGCGTATACCGCCTTGGATTTGTAGGAAAAGCGGCTAAAACCGTTCGGCAGCTTGTATCCCTTCCAAAACCAGTGGTCGCCGTTGTGCTCAACGAAAGCATCAAAACGGACTTGGGCGGGCAGTCTTTTGCCTGGCATCGTAAAACCTCCGCCGGTAGCATACACGAAATTGTGTAATCACGGCGCATGTAACGGAAAATGTATTGTTATAGAGGGCTATTCCCGTTAGCCCAGGAGATTTCATGCCCGCTAGCGAAAAACTGTTGCTCAACTCAGACCAAGAGTCCTACTTGGAGTGGTTGATTCTCCCTGAGTTTGAACGCAACCCCAAGACCAAGCGTGAGTGGGCCGAACAACACGGCTACCACGTAAACACGGTGAGTGCTTGGGAAAAGAAAAAGGCGTTCGTGGAACGCTGGAGACTCGGCGTAGAAGGCTTGGCCCAGTCGCCCGAGCGCACGCAACGCCTTCTTGACGCGCTGTACGCCAACGGATTGAACGGCGACACGAAGTCGGCGGAACTTTATCTGAAGGCCACGGGAACATTGAAGAACCAAACCCAGATTGACCTTCGTTCGTCAACGAGCGTCAAGGACATCAGCGACGACGAACTTGAGAAGATGATTCTTGAATTGAGCAACAAGCACAACAACGTGGTTCCGATTAAGCAGGCGCAATGAGAGCAGTCTGGTCCGCTCCGAACAACAACGCCCTGCAAGGCAGGAGCAACGTTGACTGGGTAAGAATCAACAACACGCTCAAGCGTCAGCTGAACGAACTGCAGTCGCAGTTGTTGATGGACCACCAGCAAGAAGACGTGGTGAGCGGCGGACTGGCGTCGTCAATCCAGTTCCACTATCTGCTCGTGCCCGATACCAGCGAAGCTGATTCGGCAACGTCAATTCCAGACACGCAGGTGTTTGACGCGAATCAAGGAGCAAGCGGTTCAAGCGATGTAAACTTTGGTGCGTACGAGACGCGGCGTGACTTCCGCAATCCGGGAAGAGGTTTCTAAGTGGCCGTAATTATTCAAGTTCGTCGTGATACTGCCGCGAACTGGACGAGCAACAACCCGATTCTTCTCGCCGGCGAACTCGGATTTGAGTACGACACGGGGAAGATGAAGGTCGGCGACGGCACGACAAACTGGGTAAACCTTCCGTATCTCACCGATGCAACGGGACCTACGGGTGCAACTGGATTCACCGGACCTACGGGTCCGACCGGAGCGACTGGACCAGCGGGAAGTGCATCCAACACGGGTGCAACGGGACCCACTGGCCCCACGGGTCCTGCAGGTACTAGCGGTCCTGCCGGAACATCCGGACCCACCGGACCAACAGGTCCTACCGGTCCAACCGGAGTCGCTGGTTCTGCGAGCAACACTGG